GGAGGTTATGGTGATGCTACATTTGCTGCTATTTTAACTGGTAATTCAATTTTTGTTACCGGTTTCTTAGGTGATGGTACCATAGGAGGTATTGGTAATCGTACTACATATACTCAAGTAGGTTGGAGAAAAACATTACAACCTCAAGGAACGTTATGGTCTAAATTTGATTTTTCTCAACACGCGTTCAACAATGGAGCCTGGAGAACCACAGTAATGGCTGTTGATACAAATAATAACCTATGGACGTGGGGTGACAACACATATGGTACAGCTGGTTATGATAATTATGCATACGCTGATGCTGCTTTGTCAAATCCCGTACCACGTCGTGCTTACATACAAAATTAAGCAAACAACCCCATATCATATTCCACAGTAACATCGTGTTTCATACTATGAAACCGTTCATCGATATACTTTTGTAGTGCAACAGGCTTAACCCAATCTACTTCTTCAATATCTTTACCCCATTCCTCACACTTCTTATCAATAAAGTCAATTGCTTCAATTAAGCACATCCATCGAGAGTACTGATCGATCGACATATTGACTTTGCTATCTTTAGTATTAACTGTAACGTAACGTTTTGGTTTATTTTTCATAAACCAATTATATTATATTTCCTCTGAAATATCTAGTTCTTTTATTTTTTCTAGAGTGTTTTGTATATCTATAATTTTTGTAACAATTATAGGGGTAAGAGTTACATCAACTTTAATTTGTTGTTGGCATTGTGCACACTCAAAGATATTATCATTACCAACATAAACAATTTCTTCAAATACATTTTTACCGCAAGGACAATCAAATTTTACAAGGTTGCGTGAAAGAATATCTAACCGTTCGTTTAAGATGCGTTCTTGCTCATTATTTGTTTGTCTAATTTTGTAATCATTATAGAACCAATTACCAATAAGCTGCACAATGAGTGCTAGTAAACAGCTTTGTATAAATCCTAAAATAGGTGCAAGTGCAAACCCCACACCAATGCTTATTAAAGCAGTGATAACAACACTAATAATTATCTTACGTACCATCTTATAATTTAAGATCATAAATCGAATTATTCAACTCCAAAAGGGAGTCAATAATACCAGATATCTGGTCTATTTGATGGTCGATGCGTTTTGTCTTAAATGAATCGCTTGTACTCGCAGCTTGTAAAATATCTCTCATTTCAAACAAATCTGTTAAAATGTTACCAAGTCTTTGTGGAAAAGAATTAATCTCATAAGGTAATTCAGGTGGTGCCTGAGCAGCTTCTTCTTGATCTTGTTTAATAATATCGTATACTGCAGAATAATCATTACCACCAGCTGGTGTTGGAGCTTGACCTACGCTTATTGGATTTCCTGTGTTTTTCATTAAATATATTTATCATCTTTGAATAAATAATATTATGAGTAAATTCGGTAAAAAGTTTTTAACATTTTTAGAACAAGACGAACAGACCCCTGATGAAGCAGCAATGGCTGCAACACTTGAGGGTGATGTTGCTCCAGCTGACTTAGGTGCAGATGTTGATGCACAAGCTGCTACTGCAGTAGCACAGCAACAGCAACAAATGGTTCAAACAATCCAGAGTTGGATTACAAAGCTTGATGAGTTTGTAAAGTATCTTAACTCACCAACCGGTGATTCAATCCAGATGACTCTTAAAAATGCTATTCCTGATACAATTCTTGATAAGATTAGATCCACTGAAACAAAGAAAATTGCTCGTTCTGCAATGGATTTAGCAGCTCTTTCACAGGTATTACAAGGTTATCTTGCTACTGCACGTGATCCGAAGTATAAGAACGTTTGATTTAGACTTTCACATCATTTACCAGATAAAGGCGCATAACTACTATGCGCCTTTATTATTTGCGAAAGTAATACCATCCCTTGCAAATGTGTATAGCTATTTGAAATGATAAATTCTGGAGTTATTTCATCCAAACTATACTTCATACAAATGTCATTAAAGTCTTTCAACTCTCTACCATATTTTTCTGGCCAGATAAAGACTCGTTCACCTTGTTCTAACAGCTTTCTCGTTTTCACTAATGATGTTTTATCAATCCATTGAGAATCTAACACCCAAATATGATTCATCAATGCGTATCGTTTGAGTTGTTGCTGTTGTAATGGTGTGAAATTATGATTACCTTTTGAAATACCTGCGACTGCTAGTCCATTTTTGGTGAACATAGCATTAATAGGTCCTTCAAACAAAAACAAATAGTTTAGATCTGTATCTATATTGTTAATACCATAAAGAGCTTTGTCGCTCCCTATTTTAGACATGTACTTTGGTTTAGATCTAAGATCTTGTTGTAAAACCGTTCTTGTTTGGTAAAACACAATCTCATTCCTCTCATCAACAAATGGAATAACTAGACGATTCTTATGCGTTTTATCTTTCAAAGAAATATACAACGACTTTGGTCTATTTACAGCTGTAAATAACCGACGATCCTTCATTAGTTCAATACATTCTTTTACAACTTTATCATCTTTATAAAAAGATAATTGCTGCATATCAAATAAATTGATACTATCATTAGGTAGTGTGGATGCTACGTACTCTTTTTTAATTTCTACGTCTTTAAATGATACTTCTTTACTGTAATCAAACTTTGAAACTTCGTTTAATATTTGTTGATCATCTAAACCTGAAACTTTTTTAATCCAGTTATATGGAGTTGAGCTCCAACCACAGTTATGACAGAATATATTGTTGTTCTTCGGTATAAAGAAACAACGACGTTTTAATCCAAGTGATTTACCCTCTCTGCAAATAGGACAACCACACTGATATGTTTTGTTATACCTATTATGCTTCGGTTGGTAACCAAATGTATAGAACTTTTCTATGATATACTCTTCAGGTAAGATCATTTTAACAAATTCAATATATACCCATTAAAGTCTTTTCCAAAACAAAATGCATTATACCATTTACTTTCGTTTGAAAGAACAGAACTCAAGTTCATTTCTTCGCAATGTTGTTTAAACAGCTTGAAATTATGAGGTTGTTCAATTTCAAGCTGTTCTTTATACCAGCTCAATTCATCTGTAGATGAAGAATATTTGTCTAATCGAAAAAGTTCATAATTGCGTTTAAACTGATTATTCTGCTCATCAGTTGTGCTATATTTACCATTGAAATACTTTTCGATAGCTTTAGAACCCATTCCAGTTACACCTGGAACGTTATCAGACTTATCACCTCTAAAGCATTTATCAATTAAAAACCGAGTTAAAGGAACTTTAACGATTTCTTCAAAGTTTTTAACGTTAACTTCACGTTTGCGAATAGGGTCATACACCTTTACATGCTCATTAATGCATTGGTACATGTCTCGATCAACTGTAACGATAACCTTTTTACCTGGCATTTCTTTCGATAAGAAAGCCATACAGTCATCAGCTTCCAAACGTAACGGAAAGAAGTTCTTTACACCGAGAGAATCAAGAAGTTTCTTAATATAAGAGTTTTTTGCATGAACTTCAGCACTATATACCTTATCTCGGTTGCCTTTGTAGTCAGCAAACTGCTCTTTACGTTCGTTAGTGTTGTTTTCGTGTTTTTCATCCCAGCAGCAAAAAATCTTATCAGGTTTATACTTCTCTACATATGATTTAATCGCATTGATAAACATAAACACATGCAAAAAGCTATTTTCTTGCGTTTTTGTTTGATTAGCTACCCAGTAACAGCGGTGCACTAGGTTATTACCATCTATAATAAGAGTTGTCATACCCTTATTATAGATGATTTCCTTAAACAATCAAGCTAAAAGTTGTTGTACAGGCTTGCCTTTATCTGCGATCTTGAATGGTCTACCTTCTGGTGAGATTACAATCTCTTCAACAGGTAATCCCGCAGCAGCAGCGATAGTAGCATTAAAATCAGCTGGGCTTACAGGTGATTCAACTGCTTTCATACCTTTTTCATCAGATTTACCATATACTTGACCACCTTTGATACCTGCACCAATGAGAACACCGCTAAATGCACCTGGGTGGTGGTCTCTACCGTTGTTAATATTGATATTTGGCGTTCTACCAAAGTCTGTTGCAATTACGATAAGAGTTTTCTCAAGAAGACCAGAAGATTTAAGATCTTCAATAAGGGTATTGACAGCTTGATCGAGAATCTTAAGTTTATTTTCAAGAGCTTCGAAGTTATTCACGTGAGTATCCCAACCACCATCTGTTACTTCAATAAACTTACAACCACCTTCTTGGATAAGACGTTTTGCTAAGCAAACACCTTGACCAAAACGGTTATTACCATATTTTTCTCTTGTTGCTTGATCTACCTTAGAAAGATCGAACACATCAAGATCTTTTGAGTTAAGAAGACGAATAGTTTGATCATAAAACTCAGCGTATGACTTTTGAGCTGGGTTAATAATCTTATTTGCATCTCTTTCAAGCTTATCCAAGATCGCAACTCTCTTAGAGAACTCAGCAGCATCTTTAAGCTTGGTATTATCAAGACCTCTCATTGGATCTGTAACTGGAATTGGAGAATATTTCTTTGGCATCCAACCAGAACCAGGATGATCTGCACCACCACCAATTAAAACGTTTTGTGGGATGACTTTTGGTTTGTTATCTTCAGTAAAATGACACATCCAAGCTCCCATATTAGGGTGAATAATTGTACCAATCTTCTTGAATGATGTTCTTTGCAAATACTGCGCACCTGCATGATCTCCCGTTGTAACCATCATAGAACGAACAACTGCCATCTTATCACCATGCTTAGCCATTAAAGGTAAGTGTTCAGAAATGTGATAATCTGCATTTGTAGCAATAGAATTGAATTCACCTTTAACTTCAGCATTAGTTTTTGGATCGAAAGTATCCAAATGGCTCATACCACCATTCATAAACAGATAAATGATATGTTCTGCTTTTTTGCTAGCTGGTGCAGCTATAACATGTGGTAGAACGGTTACACCCAACCCAGTAGACGCTAGGTTAAGTACAAAATTACGGCGGGTTAGTGTATTCATATTATTATTTATTAAATTTAAATTCAGAACTATTGATAAGTGCCCAGATGATGTCATCATCTTGCACACCAACAAACGTGGCTTTTTCATCCATTGTTGGTTTTCTTGATAAAACAGACTTGAAAATAATCTCAATAGTATCACCTGGAGGTTTACCAGCAATGTTTTTAGCGAGATATGTATCTTTATTAACAGCTACCTCAGCTAGTTGGCCATTCATGAACGAAATCACCTGTGTAACAGAACCTTCTCTTGAAGATGTATCAATAAGTTCACGATCACCACGGCCAAGTTGTTCTAGAATTGTATTAACAGGGCTGTTATCATTTACTTCAGATGCTCTAACTAGTGGGTAATTACGATATTTCGGTGCTGTTTCATATTTTGAACGCATAATCTTTTGATATTCTTCGTTCTTTGCTTTCAAACGATCAATAGTAAGATCTTCAATGGTATATCTCATTACCTTAACATATTCGTCTTGGAATGTAAGTTTAAATGAATCAGGTCTATCAACTGCAACAGCCATAACTGAATCCCACATTTGTTCTGCTGTTAATCTTTGTTTAACGGGTCCAATAAACACAAACTTTTCAGAGTTAGAATATGCTCCATCGTAAAGTTCACGTTGGAAAAGCTTTGTATTGAGAAGCACAAAAAGGAATTGTCTATTATCATACCCAACACTTACCATAATTTTAGCAAGGGTGTTCATAAGCTCACCATTTAGCTTTTCACTATCATGGATATTATCATAATCATCAATAATATGTTTACCAAACACCCATTTCCAGTAGCGATTGACAATATTTTTAGTAAATGTTGGGTGTTCTGGGTTAACTAACCAGCTAACCACATCTTGTCTCATATCATCTTTGTTTTTAATTTGAGCTTTACCTGTGAGCACTGCAGGTTCCACAACATCATTTGGTTTTGCATCTTTATAATTGTAATCATGTGGTAATTTTAATTGTCTACCACCATCAATTTCAAGATTTGCACGCATTGCTGCTACAAAGTTATTAATTGTATTGTTCAATCCACGATTTTTCATTGGATCAGCTTTAATCAAAGCATCTACTTCATCTCTCAAAGCTTTTTGACGAGCTGCAACAGCTGGATCTTTATCTTTACCACGACCTCTAAGTTCCACCTGATTAAACATAGCGGCCATCTTATAGAACTGCATTTGAGTAAAGTCTTGGAATGGGTCGTCGTGACATTGTGCACAACCAATATCAGTACCCATGAATACTTTACCAGTAGCAATAAGATTATCTAAAGGCATTCCTAAATCACGATAGAAATACCCAGTAGCTGGGTTATCATAATATGAACCGGTTGATGTTAATAGCTCTGTTACAAATTTATTATATGGTTTATTTGCTGCAATTGAATCTTTAATATAATCAATATAAGGACCACCAGAAAAGTTATTGATATTGCTTAATCTATCTCTTAATCTTAAAGATTCAGCCCAGAAATTGAACATATGTGAAATATGACCTGGGTGTTTCAATAAAAACTGGATTAATCCTTGTCTTTTGTTTGGGTCATTTACCTTACTAAACATTTCATACTCTTCATATGTAGGATTACGGCCAACAATAGTAAGATATGCTCTGCGAACGAACGTATCATCGTTAATTCGATTCAAAGGTGTAATGTTTATAGCGGTATATTGCTTTTCTAACACTGAATCTATCCAACCACTATAATTATTGAGTTGCTCGACAGTAGCAGCAACAGCAGTTACCGCAAACATTAGGATAAAAAATAACGTTTTCATATGAACCTATATTATTTAATTATTTTTTGTGTATTTTGTTATACATGTACTGTGCGTGTAGTATTTTATACACGTTTTCTGGTATAGTATCAACTATATCTAGTATTTCATTTTCAATACCAAATTTAAACTTATCTTTAGGTATTAATCTGTTAATATTTTTAGGAACTGAAATAAACCCATAGTCTTCTGCAACGTTTTCAATCCAAATGAGCATTTCACCTAGGTAAGTACCACGAGTTACCGCGTATGCTTTATATTTCTCTGGAGCCATAACATTAATCAAGTTCACCCATCAAACCATCTTGAGTTTTCAACATGTTGATTGTAAAAAACTTCTGCAATAAGGTTTGTAATGCATCTTTTTCCATAAGATTATTTGATTTTGTAATAGCTACCGGTGAACCTTCACCGGTAAACCCTATAATCATAAAACAGTTTAAGAATTCACTAATAGTATTTACTAATGCAGTATTAACATCTTCAACATTACGGCGTGCTACAATATGTTGTGTACGCTGTTGAATTAATTCACTAATTAAATGTTGGATATTGACAGCATCCTGTTCATCAATAACACTATCAGGTTTAGATTGATTTGGTGAAGTTTTTTTTAGTGATGATTTTTTAGTCTTTTTTGGTTTTTCATCACTCATATAACTATTTAGTCTTAAAGAACGGGTTTGTTTCATCACGTTGAGATACTCCATTGTTCAATAAATGTTCAACAATAATTTCAATCGAATGAGTTTTAATGAAAAAGTTTTTAGCAAATCTATTACCACCGTCGTCAAATTCAAACATAACTTCGTTCAAATTATTTTTATTCTGATAACAAGTAATATAAATTGACATATTACCAGGGTCAACTAGCACAGTCCATTTACGAGGATCAATTACACTATACTTTTGAAACACTCTCAACGTAATTATACCATTATCTTTTAGTCTTTTGATAAAGTAACCAGGTGTTTTGAGTTTATTTTTGTCTTGGAATGTTAGCTGTTGCATATTATTGTGTAAGTGATGATAAGATATATCTTAATTTAAGGTTGTCTTGGGTAATATCAAATATTAAAACACCAAACTTGTTATTCACAGATACTTTTACATTTTCAGCGTTAATAAGTTTAAAATTATCAAAACTAACCGGTAGAATTTTTAATTCATCACCTTGACAATTTTTTCCAACAGTCAATTGAAACGAGTCAGTATTATGTCTTGCTTTATCAGTTAACTCACACTTAACCACATCATCTTCCTGATAAAAATAAATCTTATTTGTTTCAGTTGTAAATGTAGATGCTTTGTTAATTTTTGCAAAATCATCTTTTGTTAGTTCAAAAGAGAAAGATGTTTCAAATCCATTTATCTTTTCAGGTTTAATAGGAGGTGGTACAAGAAAATCATCTTCAAATAAATGATATTTGAATTTAATTGCAGGTGACTTATACTCTAAATAGTTTGGACCAACATTTAAGTTAAAATCATCTGATTCAATGCAATCAAGTACTCGGTTCAGCTTTTTTAAATCGGGTATATTTAAAGATCTTTCGAATTCATTCGAAAGGTTTAGTATGGAGTACAGGATCAGGGTGTTGTCCGTCGACGTTACTATTGTTGACACCTGTTCCTTCTCCACCTTCATGATGCACTGGTCGTTTATCTTCGAGATTGAGTTTAGAAATTTTTCGATTTGATTTTTTTTGAACTTTAATGTCATATGCTGTGAATATTTCAACTAACTTACCAAGGTTTGATTCTATACCTTTTAATGTGGTCACCAATTCATTAGAATCAACTAAGTTTACCTGACCACTTTGTTGTTGTGGTGGTGGCATAACATAAGGTAAATTAACCGCATTATCTGGAGGAGGTGGAGGTGGTAAAAATTGAGGTTGAGGAGGAGGGAGTTGAGGACCTCTCAACTCCCTCTCAAACAAGTTCTTTATATGGTTACTAGTAGGCTGTAAATTAGTTGAACTACCAACTAAATTTTGATCTAGTTTTTTTGATTCACCATAAACGGTACCTAACAGCCCTAATAAAGCGTTACGTTGTTCGATCTCCTGGTTCATATTTACAGCTGGCTCAAGATATCATCAATACTAGCGTCATTATTTGTAGAAACACCACCATGAACAGCTTTTGCACCGCTCAATTCTGCAATTGCTTCATCTGCAGCTGGAAGAGATGTAACAGCTGGTTTTGCAACCTCGTCAACATTTTTGCAATAGAAATGCTCATCAAGCATTTGTTTAAGTTCGTCTGCAGACTTAAGTCTAAATACATTTTCAAGATCGAAAACGCTTTCGTAGATCTCTTTTTGTTTTTCAGCTGACAAACCTAAATCACGACCAACGGTTGTAAACCTACTAGAAGTATAAACTGGATAATCACCTTGCTTTTCAACCTTAATCTTGAAACTAATACCTTCTTTACCAAGATCAAAAATACGAGGACCATATTCTTCAGAATCTTCACCACTAATAGCGCTATTAATAATAGTATTCAATTGCTTACCATAACGATGGATTTTATTCTTGCCATTATTTTCTGGATTGGTAGGATCATCAACAACATAGATGTTTACCATCCATTGTTCTGAACGACGAATGATCTTCATACGTTCTTTTTCTTCTTCTGTACCGGTACGCATAACACGGTAACGTTCTTCTGCAATTGGATCACGTTCACCAAAAGTAGTTGGTGAAATTGCACTCACATATTTGCCTGTTGCAAGAGAGTTCCAACCATGACTGTAATAATGGAAGAATGTCTTCTTGGGGTCTTTAACATTTGGTAGTAACCTTACAGTATAGGTATGACCTGGTTTAAGTTGAAGAATATCACCGAGACCGTTATTTGACTTGGTTTCAGTTGTTAATGCTTGTTTAATCGATTCGAACATTGATAGATTGAATGTACTCATAGTATGATATTATAATGGATTAGGTTTAGTTAAAATCAACAATTTTGTTTGTATTATTTCAAGTGCTTTTCTGATTGTATGTTTGAGTTTAGTGGATGTGGTGTATTTGGTTCGTGTTTTATAGTATATGTCATAAAAATCTTTGCAATAAAAATCTAATAGTTCTGGTTCGATTCGTTTAATATGTTGTTCAATGGATAAGCCGTGTAATATATAAAAATTGATTTTGTGTTCTTTTAAATGTACGAGAAAGATAGGTATCGATGTATTATTTAGTTCTTTATATTCATTCAATGTAAGATTTTGTTCAGCACAAAACGTGTATATATTTTTTAATCCTGCTTTACAATCATTAATACACCCTTCACTATCTGCGTCTTGAGTTTCTTTTTGTCTCAAATATTGGGTATATGCAATTATTGCTTTTCGGGTATTATAAAAACTTAAATCAAAGTATTCATCCTTTGAGTAAACCTCATATGGTGCCCAAAAATAATCATTTAAAGAAATGTTTTTGTTATTTTTAAAAAATGAACCTAGCTTTTTAAGTGCTATATAAATTTCGTCATCTAGTTTAGAAAAATCTTGACGTAATTTAAATGGTTTGTTTTTAGATTTTTTCGATGCTACTAAAAATGTGTTGTATATATTTTTCTCTTCTTGTGTTATGTCATTTTTTGAGAGAATTGATATATTTTGTGACATATTTCGATTTTGTAATAGTATTATCGTAGTCGATAAACATTTTCACGATTTCATAATCTGAATCTGCATCTAACAACTGTTTTAATATAGCTTTAAACTTTGGGTCTTTCAACACTAAAAGAAAAATATTTTGAAAAGATAACTTTTTACCGATTAATAAAGTACAAAAAGTACAAAATGAAAGAAGCGTATGCTCAGTTTCATCTTCGATTATTGCACTGGATGGCATTATTGGGTTAACGTTTAATATCATAAGGGTGTGAAGTGTTTTGTTAAGCCTAAAAATTCATTTGTAAGTTTGAACACTTTGCCAGTATTTTTACCGAAAATCTTTTTAACTACATCATTATAATCAATTGATGATGTTTCATTTTTGTAAACCGTTACTTCTTTATTTTTTATATTAACAACAAAGATGATATCGCAATTAAATTTTTTAAAAAGAAGGGTTAAAAACTCAATAGGGGTGGTAGTTGTATCAAAAAAGCTAATAAAATATGCCTTATTAGTTTTAAGATTAAAGAATTGTGTTGATGTAAATTTTTCTTTTAAAAAATTCGCAAAATATTGATTCACCCATATATTTAGAGCTGTTGATGAATAATCAACTTGCGAATAATGAAAGATTACTCAATGATTGACTATCCAATCCTACATTATTGCTACTATCTGCCTCTGTAATAGTTAAAGTTGAGTAGTCAATTTTCATAGCAGTTGAGGTATCACGTGCTCCAAATCGATTTTTCATCATACCCATACGAATAATTTCAAGTTCACGATCTTCATCGTTTTGAAAGATAGATACAATGACGTCAGCTGTAGCTGCTAACCCGATTGATTCACTAATTGTATTAAGATCTGGGTTAGATATATCAAACCCAGAACGATTTAACTGAGTTGCACTAATAACTGGGCAATTGAATATATAAGACATTGCACGAACTTGCTCAGTGATATGTTTAATACGTTCATAACTGTTGTTACCAATAGGTGAATGTAGTAGATTCAAATAGTCTAACACGATTGCATCAATTTTTAACCCCTTATCTTCAATCTTTTTAATGAAAGCTTGAATTTGTCTTGGTGTCATCGTTGCTGGAGGAAATTCTTTAATGAGAATTTTACCTTTTGGTGTCTTTTTCTTTATTTCAGTTATTGCATCTTTGAGTGCTTTCGTTTCTAGATGCAATGTTTTCATTGGAATCTTACTCACATTAGTACAAATACGTTTTGCATACAAGATTTCAGGCATTTCTAAGGTAATCAATAGCACCGTCTTACCTTGATTAGCTATATTTGCAGCAATATTACCTAAGAATATAGATTTACCAATGTTTGTCTCGCCTGCAAACACATATAAAGCTCTACCATCACGTTGAAACCCACCCCCGATATAGTCATCTAACCATGGCCACGTACTTGGGATGGTTTCTTGCACAGATAAAATTTCTTTAATAACAGTTTCAATCTGATCATATAGGTCTAAACCCATGTCAGTTTGTAAAGATATGTTGCAACTCTTTTCAAATTTATCTAATATAACTGACGTATCTGCATTACCTTTTGAAACCTCAGCAGCAATCTCTAATAGCGTATTAAAAACTGCCTTTTCTTTAAGAAACTGCTCAGTATTAACATACAAATCATCATTATTGTATGATGTATCAAGAGTTTTAAACATGATTAACACGTTTTTAAACGATTCCTTGATAGATTCATCAGTACAAAACTGTTTAATTTCAGTTAAATTAGGTAATTCATTGCGATTATTGTAAAAATCTTTAATAATACCAAAGATTTGCTTGTTATCTTTGTTCTTGAAGTATATATCCCTAGTAAAATCAATGACACTAGTAAGATAAGTCTTATCTGTACAACATTTATACAGAAAAATATTTTCGAAAAAGTCTAAGTCGAGTTTCAACATTAACTTATAATATGATATGTTGGTGTAATATCAAGAAATAAGTTGAAAAGTTATAGTCCTGCTGGTATTATATAAATACAAATATGTATAACAGACGCGAAATATTAAAAATCGGTACAGCTGGGTGCATTTCACTACCTCAACTGTTAAAAGCTGAGCAAGAAACACAGCCAAAAGCTAATGCCGTTGTGCAAATTTACTTGCCAGGTGGAATGGCTCATCAAGAATCGTGGGATTACAAGATGAATGGCTCACCTGAATATAGAGGACCATTTAGTGGTATCAAAACCAAAATTGATGGTGTATATTTTGGTGAACTTCTTAAGGAAACTGCTAAGATTGCTGATAATCTTACTGTAATTCGCTCTGTTACACATGGTGAAGCTGCTCATGAAAGAGGAACTCATAATATGTTGACAGGTTATAAACCATCACCAGCATTAACTTATCCATCATTTGGTAGTGTTATTAGTCATGAATTAGGAAATCGTAACAATTTACCACCATATGTGTTAGTTCCTAATCAATTTGCACCAGAAAATGGCACAGGATATCTATCAACTAAGTATGGACCATTTGCTTTAGGTGCAAATCCAGAAGATCCTGGATTTGTTGTTAAAGATCTTAATACACCAAGGGATATTTCCGATAAACAATTTGATAGACGTAAAGCTCTTCTTGGTGCTGTTGATGATTTTTTCAAAACAAGAGAATCTAACGTTGATAACATTAAAGCAATGGATTCTTTTTACAATCAAGCATATGCAATGATTTCTTCTAAAGAAGCTCGTGAAGCATTTGACCTATCTAAAGAGCCAAATAGTGTTCGTGATGCATATGGACGCAACGCAGCTGGTCAACGCTTACTTTTAACACGTAGATTAATTGAAGCAGGTGTTAGAATGATCACAGTTACATATGGTGGCTGGGATCACCACTCAAATATCAAGCAAGCTTTTGAATCTAACATGGTAAACTTTGATAAAGCTTATGCATACTTCATTACAGACTTAAAACAACGTGGTTTATTATCATCCACTCTCGTAATGGTATCGTCTGAGTTCGGTCGTACACCAAAAATTAACAGTACAAACGGTAGAGATCATTGGCCTCGTGTATTTTCTACTGTTTTAGCTGGTGGGGGTATTAAAGCAGGCTTTGCTTATGGTACTTCTGATGCTTTAGCAGCTGAACCTGATGAAAATCCAGTAAGTCCTGGTGAAATAGCTGCTACTCTCTATCATTTAATTGGTGTTTCACCAAGAAAGAAGCTAATGACACCTGATTTAAGACCAGTTGAGGTTGTTTACGAAGCTGATCCAATAGAAAAGATCTTAGCATAAAAAAAAGGCGGCTTAAAGCCGCCTTTTTTTTATTTCGATTTCCATTTTTTAAGGAACCACTCTTGTCCTTTTTTCCATTCATCAGTAAAGCTTCTCAACCCTGGTGATGCATGTGTGATTACTATATCACCAACACCGACTTTATAGCCAGCTTTATGACAAGCCATAGAAAAATCTAAGTCATAGAAGTGAAAGCCAGCTGGATTGTTTGTGTCAAATCTGACTTTATTAAAGACTTCTGTCTTTACAGCCATAAACACCCCATCGATTAATATAACTCGATCAGGATAACTACCAAAACTAGTCATAAATTTCTTACCAGTTGAGTCACTTAAGTGAGCTACAGCACCTCTATGCTGTAATCTATCACCCATCAAATGCCATAATGCTGGCTCTTGTAATTTAGCCTCTCTTGTACCTGCACACCCAACGACATCGAAGTCATGTCCTAATACATCAAGTTGACGTTCTAATGCTTCAGGTGCTTCAATTATTACATCATCGTGAACAAAAACAAGCCACTCAGTTGTTTGTTGAAAATCATCAATAGCATCATTATAAACAACAGGCAATGGGTCGGTATTATTCTCTGAAAAAGCTACCGGGTGTATAAAACCAACGCTATTATGTAGTAAAGTGGTTTGTAAGTTTCCTTTAGTTGCTGATATTAGTTGGATCATACGATTAAAAATGGGGATTTGGATTTAAACTTACCAACTTCTTTAAATTTAAACTCTCTATTAAGTTTTAATACTTTACCTTCTGGCACTTCTTTCATAGTTTTACCTTGAATGGAAGAATAGTTACCATTGTCGTCATAGAAGAGTGTACTACCCTGTCTTACTAGGTAAATATTTAAAGTACTTGTATTTACAATAGCAAGAGCAAATGTACCTTCTAATCGATTACAAATTTTTTCAATAATATTAACTTCTTCAACCGATGAAGTTGCTTTCTTTTTACATTTTAGATCAGTCCAGTCTTCTTGCAACATCGAAACAATTACTGAAGTATCTACTTTGTTTTCATTCCAGCTGCAGTATTTTTCATTCAACATTTCATGATTGGTTAAAACACCATTATGAAATACCATCCAATCTTCTTGTTCAAATGGATGCGAAGTATCGTAATTAAACTTGCGAACTGCTGATGTTGGTGCTTGCACATGTCCAATAAAGTAAGCATGTTCTTTTTCCTTTAATTTGAGCTTATCAATATTAACATACCCTTCTTGTTTAATAATGCTAACATCGTCAACAACACCAACAGGTGATTTCATTAGTGTAACTAATGATGAAGCAAAATTACCACGAGTTTTATTTGCTTCGTATAAAACTTCGAACATTGATAGATTTGGAGAACCGTAGATGGCGCACATATAATATATAAAATATAGCTAATAAATAACAGAAAACAATAAATAATTCTATGAATTTTAATTCACTGTACAATAAACTTGAAATTATCGAAGAAGCAAGAGCTGGTCGCTTTGAAAACCTTTTTCAAACAGGTTATCTTAAAAAAGCTATGATGGATAAAGGTGTTGGTGTACCAAGACCTCTTGTATTCCAGTTTATTATGGATTTCTTAGAAAGTAAAGGCCTTGTTCCAGAAGGAACAGCTTTTAAGGGATCAAGATACGCTGCTGAAGCTGGTGAATTTATTAAGAAACTTGTCGATGAAGGCATGATTAAAGACGAGATTGCTGATGAGTTTAAAGAATATACAAAAAATAATTTAGGAGATTTTATTGGTCGTAAGTTTCAAACCACAAAACACAGAACTGGTGAATTTGCTAAAAAACAGCAAATGGAAGGTGGTGAAGAAAGAGGAAAAGCTGCTGGTGAATTACGTAAAGTAAAAACAGCTGAAGAGCTAGCAGCAGAAAGAGAAGCTAAAAAAGAAGCTGAACGAGCTCGTGCAGAAGATATATCACCACTTTCAACAATTGAAGCTAACACTACATTAATTGAAATTGTAGGTGAAGAAGGAATTGAAATTGACAACGAAAAAGTCAAAAAATTCTTTACCGCTGCTAATAAAGGTGGTGAGTTTAGTGTGGATCAAGAAGCTCCAAATATGATTGATATTGAGTTTACAGAAAATGATCCAATTGCTAAGGTAGTTAAAAAGATTGGATCAAATAAAGTTGAAGCATCAATTAAAGCTTCTCTTGCTAAAATGTTGGGTCTTTCAATTGATGAATTTAGTGTTGTTGTTCATGAACCCACAACAATTGAATTTCCACAAGACGAACCAAAACGTCGCACTTTTGCGCAACGTTCAGGTGTTGACACCGAAGGGTATGGAATGGGTACTATAGCTGGTGATGATTCTGAACGTCGTCTTGCTAATCCATTCGAAGATGAAGAAGAGCCTGTAACAGAAAACGCAAAACCAAAAGTGCAATTTATCTCAAACAAAGATCGATTCCAACCTAAGACCTTCTGGCAGAAGGTTGCACAACAAGAAATGTTTTATAGGTAATTCTCGTAAGATATCTTCTTACAATTATTCTTTTCCCAAACATTAGTTAAGTCTTGTTTGTAAGGAATTGGATCAATATATCCAGCTTCAACAAACCCTTGCAATCTGAGACTTGATGAAGGTGTATATGCATCTGCTTTATCTTCACCTGCATAGCAAGTCCAAGTATCACTAAACTTAACTCCAAGTCTAATACCTTCTAAGATGATATCCTTCTTAGACATAGTCAAAAGAGGAGCTTCAACAACAATGCGATGCTCTCTATTCAAAGCAGCCACATCATTGATCTTTTTTAAGAATTCAGGGCTTCCATCCCAGTAGCCGGCTAACGAGTCAACTTGAGCTGCACCATACCAAACCTTGTCAGCTCCGATACCTTCTGCATAAGACAAAAGATAAGAGATGAATAGCATATTTCGAAATGCTACATAGCTCTTAGGTTGAGCTTCACCTCTCATCTCTCTTACATCAGGTGTATCAATATCTGGATTAGTAAGAGAAGAAGTTGGAGCAAGAAGATTTAATGGTGTATCAATAACCAACATCTCAACCTTTTTCTTCAAACTCTTCAGTTGCTTTTGTGTGCAATCTAATTCTTTCTTATGTCTTTGACCATAATCAAAGAACAAACAATACACTTCATCAAACTTTTCAGCTGCCATATGAAGTAGGACTGAAGAATCAGCACCTCCGGAGAATGCTAATACAACTTTTGACATATTTTATTCGTTATTTTCAAGCTCATCAAGTTCGTCTAATTCATCAACGTCTTCTGTAGGAGCCTCTCCTTCACTATAAGACCAATTCTTAGTAATTTCAACCTGCAATTTAGGTAGAATTTGATCCCATACGTCAGAGTCTTTCCGCCAGCTCTTGTAATAACCGAGCTTAGTTCCATCTGGTAGAGCATAAGTTGAACCATTTTGAACAACTGCACCCATACCCACTGCAAGATCAAGAAGACCGTAATATTTGTCTAATCCCGTTGAAAAGCTCAAGTACATCTCAGCTTCAAGGTACTGCTTAATGAAACGATTCTTACGTGTAAGAGCACGAATGATCACACCAGAATAATTCTTCTGACCAGCAACCATATTACTATCAAAAGTCTTACCTCCATCGTCTTTCATAGGCTTACGAGCTAATTGCACAGACACCGATGGTAGATACGTTACAGCCTTACCACCAGGCATATGCTTCTCAAGCGATGGAAACATTGCAGATGGGTCATCATATACATGATTAGTGCAAAGAATGGTGGTTTTGGTAAGAGCACCCATATTGTTGCAAGTCTTAAGTAGGGACTTCATTGCACGAGCTGCACTACCCATATCAGCTGATGTGCTTTCTTTTTCCATTCGATTCATTTCTTGTTGGGATTGAAGGTTACCCAACGAATCAACAGCAATGATAAACTTACCTTCAAGACCTTTTGCCTTCACATTAGTCAAGAATTTGAAAATTGCATTTCGAGTTTCTTCAATTGTTACAGATGGTACATATTTTACCTTAGAAACATCAAGTCCTAAGCGAGTTGCACCTTCCGGATCGATACTGTTTTCAGTATCAAAAATAACTGGAGTTAACCCCTGGCGTTGAGCTCGAGCAAGAATCTTTTGTACGAAAAGAGACTTACCAGTCATTGATTCACCAGCTAAAAGAGTAACTCTACCCTTCGGAATACCACCATCTAATTTACCAGAGATGAGAGCGTTTAACACCATTGAACCTGTATCAATCCAACCATCTACCAGACTAAGAGAGTTCTTATCGAGATATGTTGCATACGGGTTAATTTCATCAATACTATCTAAAGCTGCTTTTAGTTCTTTATCCATACATTTAATATATACCTAAACAAATTAGATCAACAAAAAACCCCACCTTTCGGTGGGGGTTGGCATTGTAACTTTTACTCATCAAAAAGTTTTACAACTTCTGTCTCGTTCTGTGCAATTGGAGCTGGGTTACACATAGATTCATATTGCTGCAGCAAACGTTCATCTAAAGTTGCTTCACTAATTGCAATTGATTCTTTATGGTAGGTCCAAACATTTGTTTCTTTATCACCTAAAAATTCATTGAATAAAAGTGGTAGGGTTTGAACTTGCAACTGACCAGTTTGGCTTGGCTGTACATGCAGAATGATAGGCTTGCTTAAGCGCAAAATAGTATCTGATTCAGATGCAACAGTACCAATAATAAAACGACCAATGTGGTCAATAATAAGTTTAACTTGTGATTTCATACTTTAAATATAGCTCGTTAATAATAAAATCAACCAAATAAATCAAACAATTCTGTTTGTACATTATCTTTTGGTTTTCTAATTCGCCAATTCACCGCTTCATAAAAACGTTCAATTGCTTGGAACAAAATCTTATCAAACATTGTATCATAGTCAATTTTAAAATATTGATTGAACTCTTCAGGGAATTCATTTTTAAAAGCTATAGATTCAATCATGTATTTGTTTGGTGTTTCAACATATAGATATCTTACCTTTTCACCAGAAGAAAGCTTTTCATATTTCTTATCGAGCTTCAATTTATCTAATAATAGATTATGGTAATAACTTGATTTGACATGCAATGGCATGGACTTTGTTGTATCAAAGTCACTACATTTAACTGCATACTTTTCGTACCCCTTCAATCCCATAACAAATGCAACATCTTGAATTGAAAGTCCTTTGAAAATATCATACGTCTCATTCAGTACTTTATTTGTTTCAGCTTGAGATTTTGTTAACAACATTGTCTCAATTATTTTCTTTGCGTACGGTTTGATTGCATTAGGCATTGTAGTTCTTACAACCTCAACACCAGTATACTTAAACTTATCACATGCAATACCTTCATCATCTAAAACATGTAATACATATCGTTTTTTCTGCAAAAATAGACCAACATCACCGATACTTTCACGTTTGAAAACAAATCTACAATCTTTAGAATTTAAAGTTTTTGTACCCCAGACTTTAATCTTTGCATTAAGATAGTTTTCAATATTTTGTACGATTTCATGAGTATCTTTAGTCAGTTTATTATTTTCATCTGTAAATGATAACCCCGTTTTAAACAATGACTTAATTGAAACATATGAGCTGTCCGTATCATTATAAATGATTGCTTCCTCAAGTTCTTTGTCTGTGATGTTTGGTAATTTTTCTTTCAAATATTCTTTGATAAGTGTATTCGATTCTTTAATTACCGCTTGACCAGTTAGTGTAACAGAAGCTGCAATATCGTCATCCCCAATAGGAGCTTGTTTATTACCAAAATATCCATAACAGCTGTTGATAAGCACTTTCACACACATCTGATGTGCATTCAGTTTAGCAACCATATCTGATACTCGTTTATAATCAGCAGTACCCTTTTTGAGTTTACTTAACTCAACTTTATATTTCTGAAGTTCTTTTTTAATTTCAACACGTTTGTTATAAAAGTGATCCACAAATAATGGCACAACTCCTTTAAACTTTTGAGTAAATAAAAAGTTAGCTTTTGTTATTGACAACTCTTCTGCTTTAATTAATTCTATAAATCTTTCTTTTGTAAAATTAAGAGTTTTACCACTCACATGTTTAATTGTAAATGTACCATCATCATTTTTACTAAACTTACCAACCTTTGTTTCTGGTGATAAATTAAGTGAAATCATCACATTAGGATATAGTGAATTTGCATCAAAAGAAATTACCTTTTCTTGAAACCCACCTCGAGGTTCAGCTACATATGCTCCTGGATTTGTGCTATCCGGATCATTACGAATAAACGTTGAAATTATTTTACCAACCTCACGAGCTTTAACACATAAAGCTCCATTGATAACAGATAACGTACCCATCGCTTGTTCAAACGTACACAAACCTGCATAGGATAACATTCTTAATAGATTTACATATTGTAACTTTTCTTCAAGACGAACAATAATGTTAACGTCTTGAACGTTATAATCGATAAATGTATCCCAATCTGTATCAGTTAGTTGAGCTAGTGTCATACCGTTCAATCCAACTTTCTTTTCACCAAGTTCAATTTCACCGATATTATCAAGTTTATAACTATCACGTTCTTTAAAGCAAAACCGTTTATAAATATCTAAGTAGTCAAGAATAGAAATACCGTCAATATAATAACGACGTTGCTGTCTACCGAACTTACCGATAATGTCTCTATAATGAACATTACCAAGTGGTGAAAGATCTTTAGTATATTCCTCACCCAAAACTCGCGTACAACGATTAATAATATACGGTATGTCAAAAAATTCCGAGTTCCAACCCGACATAATATCAGGATAATCTTTTTTAAGATATTCGATAAACTTTATAAACAGTTCTTTTTCATTTTTACAATGAGTATATTTTATCGATTTATTTGACCCAGTATATGGTTTGATTCCAAATGTATTGAACGTTTTTGTTAAACTATCATAGCATGTAATAACAGTTACTTCATGCGTTGGGTCTTCAGGATTTGGGAAGCTATCAACCGAATATGTTTCAATATCCAAAAAACAAATCTTAATTGGATGCTGTGTAAACTCTGCAGTTTCATTTTCTTTCCAAAACGTATCTAATAGATACTGCTGAACTGGTGGTAAATTTTCAAACACACGCCGAACACCTCCATCGCGTAAAAATTTACTACGCTCATAACTATTTCGGAATACTTTTTTCTTCAACTTAGTATTATAAATTGAAGTAAATTCGCCTTTAGCGTCTTCCAAATACAAATACGGGTCGTGAGATACAGTATACCTTACACGCTTACCATCTTCATCCCAAGTAAAGAGCTCTACACACCTGTTAATATTGTTATAATAACAATTACGATACGACATAATATGGAATTATATACACTAATTCCATTTTTTCAAGTATTTTCGTTCAGAACTATTATATGGTGTCATATAAGATTCATATACACAACCAACATTTTCAGCACTTTCTAAGAAACGTGTTTCTCCAATCTTTCTCATTTCAGTAGACATTACCCGATACTTTGGTTTATTTTTAAGCGTGGATGCAATTTTTTCTAATAATTCTTCACCACTATTAAATTTTAACATTGCGTCTTTATAAGTGCAAATATCTTGACAAATCACAGGTATGCCTAAAATACATGCTTCAATATATTTGATGTCAGATTTAGCTCTATTGAATGGATTATCCTGTAAAGGAGCAATCATCAAATTAATATTCAAATCGTAAATCTTTTTAGGATATGCATATAAAGGTTGCCATGGATGAAATTCAATTTCACCTGATTTAACATATGGTAAGAGTGGTGGTGGGAATGCACCCATAAATACCCACTGATATTTGTGGCGTGTATCAATTATAGCTTTTAATACATGCTCAAAATCGTCTTTACCACCTGCTTTATTTTCAACATCATAGTGTGCACCAGATCCGGTGTACAGAATACGAGGCTTTTTATAATGCTTATCTAAGTTATTACAAATACGTGCATGATTAAACAAATATCCCATCCAGAAAAATGGAGGGAAGTTTGGAATAACAGTAATTTCTTGCTTACCTGTTTTTT